GCGTGAAGACTACACAGTTGATGACATTGACCTGGCGTGCAGCCTAATTCCCACCGACATCAAAGTCGCCACGTTTGAATTAGCCCGAGCCCTAGCCAACGACACCGGCGCTATCACTGACAGCACTGGCACGACCGGTATTTACGACGAAGTAAAACTGGGCGACCTTCAAGTCAAATACAATAAAACCAGTCAAACCAGCGGCGTCATCAACAACGTTTTCGACGTCTACCCTTGGCTCCAGACCTACCTCGGTCCCTATTGCATGAGTGGCGCAGCTAACTACGCCGTCCGTCTATTCCGAGGTTGACATGCCTGGAGCACTCGACACGTTATTTAAGTCTGTCGCCCAAGAGGTTGTCGCCGATCTCGGCGCGGCCCTCAACACAAGTATTACATACACACGAAAATTAAACCCAACACACAACATAGATACTGGCGCTGTAACAACAACTAATACTACTTATGCAGGCATTGCAGTACCCATTGAATACGTTACATCCGAAGAGGAAGAAGGTCGTGAACAGCGTCAGGCCAAAATATATCTTAGTCCAAACTTAATAGGTAATAACCAACCTACTCTACAAGACGAGATTATTCTTACTTTCAGTGGCGCTGCCCGCACCGCTCAAATAACAGACATCCGCACCTACAGTGGCGGCCAAACCTACCTCTTTATCCTTTTGGTACGTTTCTGATGGCACGAAAGCGCGGTATCAACAACATTGTTCCTGATCTTCAGCAACAACTAAATAGCGATTTTAATGCTTTTATTCAATTAGCAGTTGAAGGGTTAGGCAGCAAAGAACATAGTCCTGTTTACACAGGATTCTTTGCATCTAGTTGGAAAGCCAGCACACAACGCACTAGACCAACCGACCGTGTACAAGATTTTGCCCCATGGAGTGGCCTTAAAAAACGTCGTGACAAAGGCGATGTGGCTGCTTTCCGTATTGAACCCCGTTTCAAGGTGCCGACATTTAAGTTTAATGACAAAGTGTTTATTGGTAACGCCACAAAGTACGCGGCTTATGCCCTAGAAAATCCAAAAGTTGCCGGATTTATTCAGGGCGAATTACGATCGTTGCTTCAAAGTAGTTTCCAAGAGCGCCGTGGCCCACAAATATTTGTTGGAACCACAAAAGGTTCAGGCTTTATGGGCTTCCTGCGTGGTCGTGACTATGTTTCTTACGAGAGGATTTAAGCCGTGGCACTTGTAGACGTTCGCGCCGCATTTGAGAGAGCCGTCCGAGATGCGGTTGCCGCTGTTGATAACACAGTGACAATGGTGTTCGACAACATGCCATATACCGTCCCAAGCAAAACCACAAAATATATTGCGATGTCGGTGAACTTCAACCGTTCCACCCTACAAAACATGGGCGCTGCCTCTGACTTCTACGCCGGCGTAATAACTTGTAATGTTTACGTGCCTAAGACAGCCGGCACCGCAACACTGAACACCATCAGTGAAGCTGTGATTGACGGCCTCATCTCTGTCAATGCTTCAGGGTATGCCGATCCCTACACCTGTGACCCTCGCGTACTCGACGTCGTAGGCCCCACCCCTTTAGACATTGAAGACCGTTCCCATTTTGTGGGACTGATCTCTTGCCAATTCACAGCAAACCCCTAATGTATTATTGAATAACCAGCTCTTTCCTCATGCGAGCCGTTGAACTGCTCCGTAACAAGTTCGGCGTCAGCCAGCTATACAGGCACGAAGTCAAGGTTGAAGGCGAAACCGTGCTGGAGATCTACTGGCACCCACTGACCATTGCCGAGCGCGAGTCAATCCAGAAAAAGTCCAACGCCGACGACGCCGGTGATTTTGCTCTGAGCCTGATGCTGGAGAAAGCTCTCGACAAAGACGGCAAACGTCTATTTGCCGATGGCGATCGCGCCGCCCTTCGCCGCGAAGTTGAGGCCAGTATCCTTCAGGACATCCAACTCGCCATGTTAACCTCGGGCACCGAAACCAAGGTGGAGGAAGCGAAAGCTGCCCTCAAAAGCTGACGGCGACTGGCTTTTCATATTTTTTCTCGCAAAGGAGCTTGGCATGACCGCTGCCAGGCTGTCCGCAGAGATCACACAAGAAGAATTAACCGCATGGGCCGCCTACTACCAGATAAAAAACGAAGAGGAAGAAAAGGCTATGGAACGCGCCAAGCAGCGAGGTCGCACCAGCTCAATGGGTTCCAAGTAAACTGCTAGAAGATACCTCTACGCCCTGCCGTGGCCAACTACAGCGTAGACATTGAAGTTGCACTACAGGGCGCTAACAAGCTCAAGCAGTTTTCTAGCGAAGTTGACAAAGCATTAAAAGTAGTAAACCAATTAAACGCTGCACTAGCTAAAACAGCAACCGTAAATCCGTATAACGCTGCTGGGGCACGTCAAATAACAGAATTGGATCGTCAAAGACTTAAAGCTGCTCAAGAACGCTTAAAAGCCGAGCAAAGTTTCTTACAAGCTACAGAAGAAGGCAATCGACGTGCTCATCAACAAACGGCTGAATATCTGCGCCAACAACGAATATTAAAACAAAACGCAGCTTTGTTAGCGAGAGCATCTACGACACCTTTTTCGGGTCAATTTCCAATGGAAGGCCCCCTAAATATAGGGATAGGGCAATCTATGTTGCCTGGTCAACAGGCAAAAGCACGAGCTGGTTTCAAAGGCCGCATCCCAGGCGCGGTGAGTGGTGGTCTTATTGGTCTGTCTTTTCCATTGTTATTTGGGCAAGGCGCAGAAGCTGCAATAGGCGGGGGTATAGGCGGTTTAGCCGGAGGCTTACTTGGTCCAGGAGGCAGTTTTGCCGGTTCATTAGTTGGTACTTTGTTAGGCGAATTAGCCGCCGGAAAAGGAAAAGTAAAGGAACTTGCAGCTGATTTAGGTTTAACCAAAGAGCAGACAAATCAACTAGCAGCAGCATTTAATCTCGCTGGTGCTAACGCTGATCAATTTGCAGACGCTTTACGTGGGATCCAGGGAATCGGTTTTACACAAGACGATCAGGTAGAAGCCTTAAAACTTGTAAGTAAATTAGCTGATGATTACGGTGGTAAGATTGAAAAAATTACAGCTGCATATACCACATTTGCGTCAAAAGGTGCTGTATCTCTAAGCGATATTAACAAATTTACAGCTCAAGGTATTCCTCTACTAGAACAACTTGAAAAGAACTTAGGCAAGAATAGAAGTGAGATTCTCCAATTAGCTAAAGACGGCAAAATCAGTGCACAACAAGTTTCTGATGCTCTTGTAGATATTGCTAACAGAGCATCTACAGAAGCACAAAAAACAAGCGATCCCTGGCGTAACTCCTTCAAATTAATTTCAGGTGCAGCAGGTTTGCTCGGAGACGGACTAAAGGTTATATTTGGCGGTATTTTTAAGACAGTAAGCACTATAGCCGGAAAAATTGCCGAAGCTTTTGGAGAGGCGTTTAATTTTATCGTAAGGGATGCCATAGCAACTGCAGCTGAAATATCGGGTGCACTGGCACAAGCCGCTAATGATATGCAATACCTGACGAAATTAAAAGCATTTGGGGACGTTAAATCGGGGGCTAGACGCACGCAAAAAGAATTACTTGATTTGCTAAATAAGCCGCCAGAAAAGTTAGAGGCGATTCAAAAAGTCAGGTTGCCGGGCGTCACAACACCAAGTGGTACAACTGGTGGACCGGAAAATAGAACTGTTGGTCTGACTGCTGAACTGCAGGCTGTACAAGAAATAAGCGCGGCAGAGAATAAAATACGTGATTTTAGATTTTTTGGTAATGAGCAAGCAGCTATTCAAGCTGAACACGCAAAAACGCTTGCCGATATTGAACGAGATCGCGTTAAAGCTTTACAGAGCGCAAATTTTGCCACAGAAAAAAATATCATTAACGAAATAGCTATTGCCCGTATAGCAGACGCAAATCTTAAACGTGAAGATAGTTTACGTGAAGAGAAGCAAAAACAGTTTGAAGAGCAACTTCGCGTCGAACAATCTGTACGCGACTCAGTAAAATATTTTACTGATATGCGCAAAGAACAAGAACTACAAACGCAATATTCTAAAACATACCATAGATTAGTTTCAGAAGGGCTGCTTCCTGCGGAAGCAGAGCGCGTGGCCAACTTTGAAAAACAAGTATCGGTACAAAAGCAACTTCTTGATACAGATATTTTGTTGACACAATCGGCTATCCAACGAGCCACGGCTCTCGGAGTAAGCACTGATGAACTTCAAAAACAGCTAGATATTTTAATTAAACAACGAGATGAGTTGAATCAAGAAGCTGCCAAAGGAGCTGGCCCCGGTAAATCCCCCGCAGAACGTATGCGCGATGAAATCGCAGCGCTACAAGGAGAACTTAATGAACTAACAGATCCTATTTACCAGATAACTGCTGCAGCAGAAAGTATAGGTACAGCGTTCAGTTCCTCATTCGCCGGAATTATCAACGGAAGCCTGACGGCTCAAGAAGCTTTGGCAAACTTCTTCCGAAACACAGCAAATCATTTTCTTGATATGGCGGCACAAATGATCGCCAAAATGATTCAACTGCAAATACTTAATGCTGTATTGGGCATCTTGCCTGGTGTAGGAGCTAGTGCTGCAATCGCAGCACCCAAAGTAACGGGACCGGTTATTCCCGGAATAAATGTTCCGTTCGGTTTTGCCGCTGATGGAGGCCCTGTATCCGCAGGACGTCCTTACATCGTCGGCGAACGCGGTCCCGAGATGTTTGTACCTCGCTCCACCGGCAGCATTTACCCTAACCATGCTCTGGGAGCCGGCAACGTTCAAGTTGGCTCAGTCAACATTACTGTTCAAAATACCGGCGAAAATCTCAGTCCTGCCGCACAAAAACAGATTGCTAATCAAGTCCAAGGTATTGTGATGTCAACGCTAGTCAACCAAAAACGTAGCGGAGGCATCCTGTAATGGCATACATCAACTTTGATGACATCCCACTGGTAATGGCCACGCCAGTACGCCGCACCCAACGGCGTCAACTAATCAACTTCGGAGATGGCTACAGCCAACTTTTAACAGATGGCCTCAATATTGATCAAGAGCGCTGGCGCTGTGAAACACCACCTCTTCCCTATTCAAGCGCTTATTCAGTCGAGAGCTTTTTCCTAAGTACAAAAGGACAGGCAATCAGCTGGACGCCAATCATGGCAACCAAGAATTTTCAACGTCCTTTTGCAAGCGGAATCTTGAATTTAGGCTACGACGCGATTGCATCCTTAACACTTACTGGTTACACACGGCCCACCAACTACACTGCCAATCTTGCTACCGGCCTATTAACTTCCGTGACTATCGCAAACGGCACAGTTGTTGATATAACACTAACTCTTGCAGCTCGTAATTACATTCTTGCTGATGGCTGGGAAATGACTCCCGCAAGCTCAGGCTACATGACAGTAAGTTTTGAACTGGTAAGGATCTACATATGACACAATCACCTCCTAACGCCCAAACCTTTAAGACTCAGTTACCTGAGATCATTGATCTTTTTACGCTTGATATTGCCGTCTTGCTGGAACCGGGCTCAGGCGAGCAATCGATCTATCGGTTCTGTAACTGGACACAAGTCAACGGCAATGATGTTGTGTACGACGGCGAAACCTACATCGCCCTGCCACTGCAAGCCAGCGGTTTCGAGTTAAACACAAGCGGTCAACTGGAGCGCCCTAGCATCACTTTCGCCAATGTCGGCTTGGCGATTACAGCCCTGACCAATACCTACTCAGATCTTGTCGGTGCAACGGTGCAACGCATCCGCACACTGACCACATATTTAGACGGCGAACCAGGCGCAGATCCTGATGCTTATTGGGGTCCAGACACTTGGGTTGTTGAACAGAAAAGCAACGAAACAAAGCTGTCGGTCACCTTCCAGCTTTCAGTGCCATTCGATCTTGAAGGGCGCAGTTTGCCGGGGCGACGATTGCTGCGTGAGCAATGCCAATGGATTTACCGCGACAGCATCGGCTGCCATTATTCAGGTGCCAACTTTTTTG